ATGAAACAAGATCACACCATGTACATTTACAAGTCGGACCGTCGCACCAAGTCCGGTGAGCGTCTGGTTAGCACGACTGTTTGGCGCAATCGTGATGCGGCTGAAATGAAGCGTGAAGTCCGTGAACTGCAATACGAACTGTGGCCCGTTAGCAAAGGCTTCCGCATTGAGTTTCATCCTACAAAGGTCACTGTCAAGAACTTGATGACTGGCAAGGATGTGCAAATTGATCGCGACACTCCTTGGTGTTGCAACCCTGCAAGCGAATCTTATTGGAGCATGTGATTATGAACGTTAGTCCTACCCTCACCGCAGAAGAATTTAAGACTATCCATAACGCCTTGTGCGATATGCGAAGCGTTTACGAAACTTTGCAAGGCGTGGTTCGTGAGCCTATTACTGATAAACTTAGCAAGGCTATCAGCCAAATGGAACTGGGTCTTGCTAATGCTTACGAAGAGGATGATAAGGCGTTTAGTCGCAAAAGTGATCATTATTCTGAAGTTGCCGAAGAGCTTGGCCTTAAGAGTATTTGGTCTGTTTATGAAGTCAACAACTTATCCGATCGCCATCCATTTGAAGGTGCTGATCGCATTGTTTACGAAAACCATTGGGGCGGCGAGCCAGTGTCGTGTAGCGTCAATGGCTTGACTTGGGCCGCTTTATATGTTGCGGCAAATGCTTGTATCCGCGACAGCGGTGACAACCATCATGTTTTCATTGAGACGTTTACGCCTGACAGCAACGATCCTCGTACACTGATTCTTTCCACAGGGAGTTAAAATGATCCGTATAGTTTTCTTTTGGTTGATCCTTTTTGCCTTGTTCTTTTTTGGCATAAAGTTTCTAAGAAGTTTGTCCGGAAAAGAAGTTTGGGCATTGACAAAGGTAGCAGGCTATGCTATACTGTGCTCACTGCTAACAACAGCGTTTTTAATTTTTATCGTAGTTCTTTTTTAAAGGTTCATCATGAAGCGTATTGCAACTCTCTCTATTCTGGCCGCGGCAGTTCTTGCTACTGGCTGTACTCGTATCGAAACCGGTGAGGTTGGTGTTCGCGTCGGTTTTGACAAGCAAGTCCAAAGTGGCGAACTGCTTCCTGGCTCGTTTAATCAGGTTCTGATTGGAGATGTGCTTACTTTCCCTATCAAGGACGTTAATGTCAAGCTGGACGACATGACTCCTGTTGCCAAAGATAACAGCACCATGAAAGACTTTGATGCTGTGGTTATCTATAACATTAACCAAGCCCAAGTGGCAGAGCTTTACTCTACCAAGAGCCAAGCGTTCCATGCTCGTCACAACGGCGACATTTACCTGATGTACAACTACATCACCCAAGCCGCTCGCAATGCTATCTACAAAGAAGCACGTAAGTACGAAGCTCTGGACATGGCAGACAATCGCCAAGCAATGGAAGCCGCTATTAAAGAGCAGATCCAAAAGAGTCTTGCTGATGAAAAGCTGGACGGTAGTTTGATTGTTGGCCAAGTGCTGATTCGTAATGTTGTGCCAGCTGACTCTGTTGTTGCTAGTGCTAACGATTTGGTTCGTGCTAAAAACGAACTCAAACAAAAAGAAGTTGAAGTTAAGACTGCTAAGATGGAAGCAGAGCGTATGCAAGCTCTAAGTAACCAAGGTGCTCAATCAATTGCTTATATGCAAGCGCAGGCCATGATGAACATCTCCGAAGGTATCAAGAACGGCAAGGTTCAGACTATTGTGGTTCCTGCTAACTTTAACGCACTGATGATGCCCAAGTAATATGAAGTTACCGATAAGCCCTGGCGAATACATGTTTGTCACTGGGCTTATCTACTTTGTTGTTGGCATGTACGACATCTTTGTAGATAGGTTCATCGAGCTCGCGTGGCTACAAATGATTTGGATTCTTGTGCTACTGGTACCTGTGTTAATTCCTATGCCTGCCTTGGTAAGGAATACACCTTTTTGGAGAAGCAAATGAAACAGCGTGGATTTACCCTTATTGAAATGATGATTGTTGTTGTGATGGTTGGCATCGTAGCAACACTAATTGCAGGTGTTGCAGGCGGAGTCAGTGGCAACAATTCAATCAGTTACGGAGTTAACGGTATGACTGAAAGTCGTTGCATTGAAAACTACAAGTTCATCATTGATCAAAAGGGTAACTCCCGCCAAATCTTGGATGAGTTTGGCAAAGGTGTTCGTTGTGAAAATCCCAATGCTGGCAAGCCTGGTGCGTTTGGAAAGTTCTGATGTCATTCATTGATTACATTGGTCCGTTTGTGTACGGATTTATTTTGGGTTACTTTTGGCATCCAATTTGGACGCTTATTAAGAAGATTGTAAGTGAAGCACGTCTTGCTTCCAATGAATGGAAAAATCCCCGTGACTACCGTTAAGAAGCCAATCAAAAGTGTAAAGCCATCTGAGCTACACTATGACCTAATGGGACGAGAGTTCAAAGAAGGCCAGTATGTTGCAGTTGCCGACGGTGGTCTTTATATTGCTCAAGTAAAACGTTTCACACCCAAGATGGTTGAAGTAGAAAAGGTTGGTAGCAAGTATCGCTCCAAGCGACTAAAGTATGCAAGCGATATGGTTATCCTGGACGGCCCTGATGTGTTTATGTGGGTGTTGACTAATGGACTTTAAAACAAAGGAAGAAGCATATGACTTTTTGGTTCGTGCAGGTATTGTCCGTCCTAAGGAGCGTACACTAGAAGGCCAGGAGAAAGAAGAAATGTGGATGATACTACAGTTGTTAGAATCAACTTACTCAACTAACAATCAACGTTTTATTACAGAACATTATATGTACGGTGACAACAAGTATCAAGTTACCTTTTTTGACGAAAAAGACTTTGAAATCACAGAAATCAAACCCTAACGCATAATTACAAATAGTTTTAAGGAAACAACAAATGGCAGATATTATCGACGACGCACAAGAAGCAATGGAAGCTCAGGAAGAACTTCGTAAAGCAATGGCAAAAGAGTTTGTACCAATTCGTACAGGCTTTTGCATTGAATGCGAGGAGCCAACGGAGTTCACATTCTGTTGCGTTGATTGCAGAGACACGCACGAAAAGCGTGAGAAGATGAAATCCATCAACGGCAAGTAAAACATTTAAATTATTACCAATGATAATGTGTATGAACACATATTTTGATGCTAGATAAATTTAAACTTTGTTTGACTTCGTTTGCATTAGCAATTAGCTCCATATCTTATGCAAGTGAAACTATTGCTATAGTGAACCCTTATGGGCCTGCACACGCCGCTATTCCGGCTATGGCGAAGATCATTCAAGAAGCTAATATGGCACAGAACGACTTTGTCTTTATACTTGATTACAAACCTGGTGGCAATCAAATTATTGCAGTCAAGCATATGGATGCAAGTCCTAATAATCGCTTGGCAATTATCGCCCCAGGCCACGTTGAAAACATAAACAGTGGTAAACTAAATCATGCAGACTATGTACCGGTGCATGCCTTAGGTGATGCCTGTTGGGCAGTAATTTCCGACAAAGGAACAGAAAGCGGCGGCATTGCCAGTCTAAAGGGAGAAAAAGAAATATTAGTCGGCGGTGTTGGGTTTGGTAATGCTACCCACTTGACAAGTTTATTAGCTAGTGAAAAGTATGGATTCCGTGTAAAGTATATTGTATTCAAATCAAATCACGATGCACTTATCAATATGGCAGGTGGCCATGGTATCAACTTTGTCATTGAACGAATTGAAAGTTATGAATCATTCAAAGAAAGAAATCCAAAACTAAATGTACTTGCCGCAAGTTGTCCTAATCGTCTGACTAAGGCGCCGCACGTTAAAACTCTTAAAGAGCAGGACATTGATGCTCCTTATATTTTTAATATTACAATAGCTAACCAAGCAATGCCAGTTGCAACTCGTGAACGTCTTGGCAAGATTCTAAATGATGCTACTAGAAAGATTGGTTTAAACGAAATTACAAAACTAAGCGGTATGAGTCCGCCGTTATTTGACAACTTCGACACTAACAAATTTTACTCAGATAGAATTTCAAGATTGTCAATTTTAGTATCCAAGTATGCGGCTGCTATTAAAGCAGACAAGGAATAACGTCAAGAATTGGTGCAGGCAAAGTAGTTACCGTAAACGCATTTTAGGTAAATATCTGATGCGTTTACGTGAACTATTATCCGAAGTCAAAATTGACAACAAAGACGGTGCTGGAGCAGTACCTTATAACCAAGATGTAGACTACTTTGGTCTACGAGTTATGATGAGGCCCAGCACATTCCTACGACTAGCCGCACCGCTTGGTCAGGAACATAGTGCCGAACTAGAAAAGTACATTGCCGACGGTGGTGCAATTGGTGCTCCGTTCTTGGAAATTAAAATTCCTCCAGAATGGGACGATGGTGACTATTCTAAGACTGCACAAGTAATGGGACACGAAGGGCGCAATCGCATGACAGCTATTAAAAAGCTAGAAGGCGATGCTCCAATTGAAGTACATATTTTCCCACGCGGTGGATATCGTGCCCGAGACATTACTCCAGAATTCCGTGCGGCACTGATGCGTGGCTTGGTAGCCGAAAAGGCGTCTAACATTATTGCAGGACCTTTATTTGAAGATAGCTTAGAAGAAGGTTGGCGAGATACAATTACCAATTTAGCCGTTGCAGGTGGTATTGCCGCAGGCGGCATGGGCGGTATGATGGCTAAGCAGTCGGCCCAAGATTACTTCAATGAGCCAACTGCCGCAGTAGCACAAGCCCCGGCAGTTAAAAAAGCAGAAGCACCAAAAACATTTGCACAAGCCAAGTCTGCTCCAAGTGCGCCTACTGCTGTCAAAGCAGAGCCTGCTACAAAGCAACCACAAGCGCAAAAGAAAATCGATGTTAAACCTATTACTGGCAATCCGTTGGAAAGTGTGTTATTAAAATTTGCAAAAGCATCAGGCCTGCATGGCGCCGAACTTGCGGCATTTATGGCCCAATGTGCTCACGAAACACTAGACTTTAAACGACTAACAGAGTTTGGTGGTAGCTTGGACTTCCGCAAGTATGATCCAAAGTATGCCCCAAGGAAAGCCAAAGCATTAGGCAATAAAGTAGTTGGCGACGGTGCAAAATACAAAGGCCGTGGCTTTATTCAAATTACAGGTCGCTGGAACTACAAGCAAGCCGGCGAGGAACTTGGACTCCCATTAGAAAAGCATCCAGAGCTACTTGAAAAGCCAGAAATTGCGGCTCAAGTATCAGTTTGGTTTTGGAAGCATCGTGTGCAACCAAATGTTGATAACTTTAAAGATACAGTTGGCGTTACAAAACAAGTTAATCCTGGCTTGCGTGGCCTAGAACAACGCAAGGATAACTTTGATAATTACATGCAAGTTGCAATGAAGTAACTCTTTTTGAACTTGCATTAGTTCAGCCAAAAAACTAAATATAATACACGGTTTGGATGATTCTAAACCATCAATAAAGGAAAAGAAATGTTATCATTTTTAAAGAAGCTATTTGGATTTGGAAGTGCTCCAGTAGCGCAGGCGCCATACAAAGTTGAAGCTCCAGTTGTTGCTGAAGTTGCACCAGTTGTTGCTGAAGTTGCACCAGTTGAAGCTCCAGTTGTTGCTGAAGTTGCACCAGCTAAAAAGCCACGTGCTAAAAAGCCAGCCGCCGAAAAGAAGCCACGTGCTAAAAAAGCTCCTAAGGCATAATAATGTTCTTATCTGATATTACTCCACGAGTTACTGTATATGAAGCACTACGTCAAGTAAACGGACGTTGGGCCCGTGTTAATACGGAAACAAATACAGTCGTGGAGTTTTATCACGGTGACAATACTGTTATTGTCGAAGGCGGTAATGTTTTCAAGAGTGCAGAAGGCGAAGAACTAACACAGCGTATTAACCAAGCTGACGTAGAACCAACTATCCGCTTTCTTGAAAAAATTACAGGCATTCCACACTTTGAACATGCACTAGGTACTACTGGCAAGACTCCAACAAGCGGAGACTTAGACATTGGTATGCCACCTGGTGTTACTAAAGAAGAATTAGTTGCCAAGCTAAGTGCATGGTGCTCACAACACGGCGAAGATTCAAAAGCATTTATCAGAAAGTCTGGTATCAGCGTACACTTTAAAACACCAATTGGTGGTAGCCCAGAACGTGGCTATGTACAAACAGACTTTATGTTTGTTCCTAACCTAGACTTTGCAAAGTTTGCAATGGCCGCTGATCCACACAGCAAGTACCGTGGTGCCCACAAACAAATCTTGCTAAGTAGCATTGCTAAAGTAAAAGGTTTTACATGGAACCCAACTACTGGTCTAATTGATCGTGCAACCAAGAAGTTAGTTGATAACGGCGATAACCCAGATCACATTGCTACACTGCTATTTGGTCATGGTTTTGATCGTACTAGTTTAACCAGTGTAGAAGCAGTTCTTAAAGCACTAGAAAATAATCCCGAGCGCGAAGCGTTATTAGCAGATGCTAGAGAAACCTTAGGCCGCGAAGGAGTTGAAATTTAAAATGTTATTACGACAATTACTAACTGAAACAAAAATCACTGTTTTGACAGAAGGCCGTGGCCTAGCCGCTCGAGTACCCGGTGAGAAATTTAAAAACCCTCAGGGTGATGTTATCTCTTTTCAAAGTTTAGACTTTTATCCTGAGCGTGGTCAATTTGCGTCTAAGGAAGAAATGCAAACAGCAATTGATTCTGTTGAAGCAGGTAATGGCATTGAATGGACAAACAAGCCAAACTCTAGCACATTGGCATTTGGTATTGCTAAATTTAAGTACGATCCAAACGGTAAAGATTATTACTTAGGTCGCTACTACAAAACAATCAGTGCTAACCGTATTCAAAACGATTGGCAGCATACAGATATTCCAGGTGGCTTTAAGTACCAAAGTAAAGCAGGCCAAAAAGAAAACACTGGCTACAAGCCAAGTGAAGTATTAACACAGTTCCAAAACAATGATGTTGATTCTATCTCACGCCAAATCATTGCCAAATTTGGACAAGGCAGCGATGAGGTTGTTGCGCTAAATGCGTTCCTAACTGCCAACAAGTTTCCTATTACGTTCCCTAAGGGCAACATGAATATGACAGCGTTCCGTGACTATTTCTGCGAAATGCTACAACCATTGGCACTGTTAATGGACAAGCCTATTAAAGGTAATGCAGGCGAAGCCGCTGAAATTTTCTTTGGCAAGGGCGGATACAACGACTGTACTATCAGTTTTAACAACAGCGTAACAGGCGGCTTGTATGATAGTCTAATCGTTAACCCACAAGGCAAGCAGATTAAGTTATCAAGCAAAGGTGCAAGCGGTGCAAGTGCCTCAGTTGTAAACTTGCTAAAGAGTATTAACGAATTAAAAGTTGCTCCTAAGGGCGCGGCATTACTTGAAAAGCACAAAGTAGTTGTTGAAATTTTAAAGGATATTGATGCTAAAGGTCACTTTGGCGCTCCGTTAAAGTTGGCAGTAGACTACAAAATGATCAGCCCCGAAGATGCTACTTTTGCAATGACATTAAAGAAGTACGGACCCGACGATCAAATTGATTGGCAAGGACATACTAAGTTAGAAGCATTGTATAATGGACGCAAGGCACGTGACATGCGTGTTATTATTCCAATGGAACACATGATCAGCGCAATTGCTTATAAAATTGCCGACTACGTAAATGAAAATACCAACTTTGGTAAAGCCGCTTCTGACATTTTAAACCACTCTGCGTTGGTACAAATGTACACAAATTGTTCTGAATCAAAGGACACAATCAGCATTGATAGCTTTAATGCTGTATACCCAAGTGAAACCGTTACAGGCGTTTTACTTGATGCTAGTAAAGCATACATGAGCACACAAGGTAAAGGCAACTTTACATTTAAGATTCTTAAGAATGGTGCTAAAGATGTTGAAGTAGCAAGCGACACAGAAGCACCTGTAGCAGTACCTAAGGCCAAGAAGATTGTGCCTAAGGATAAACCTGCAATGACTACAACAAGCACTACTCGCGAGTTAAAGTAATATTAAGTAGCACTTTATTAATCTAGCGCAAAGTTTTAAATACTAAAGTAGGGAATTTGGTCCTTACTTTAGATTATGAAAAAAATAACTTTAGCACTAGTTGCAAGCGTGGCACTAAGCGCAAGTGCCGCAGAACTACAACACAATTTTAATAGTCCAGCCTTTAGTGGCCTGGGCTATTCGTCACATGTTCTAACTCTAAAGCAGTTAGAAGATCAACAAAAAGACAAAAACAAACAAGCCGCAGACGCATTAAAAGCGGCTGCTGAACGTGAGGCTGCAAACACACCGCAGGCACGTTTTAAAGCCAGCATGGAAACTCGCATTTACAGTGAGTTGGCCAAGCGTATTAGTGATAGCTTGTTTGGTTCAAGTCCTAATGCACCATCATGCTCTCCAGCATCTGTAGGTGGAGCATGCGGTGACATTGACATTGGCGGTCAAAACATTACCTGGAGAATCCAAGGTACAAACATCATTGTTAGAATTGCTGAAATTGCAAATCCCAACAATTATACAGAATTAGTAATGCCTTATGCGGCATTTAACATCTAAGGAACAACTATGAAAAGAACAACGTTATCCTTAGCAATATCAGCGGTACTTGTGCTGTCGGGTTGTGCTACAGGTTCTGCAATACGAGAAAAAGTCACTGGCAATCAATTTGATGCACCAGTGGTTGAACAAAATGTATTTTTAAAAGATCAGTCGGCTAAGTTACTGCCACCTGCAACTGGTCCAATCCCGGTAGCTGTTTACGGCTTTCAAGATAAAACTGGTCAGCGTAAAAGCATTCCTAACATTGCTAGCTTATCAAGCGCAGTTACACAAGGTGCAGAAAGCTACTTGATTAAAGCATTACAAGATGTTGGACAAGCTCGTTGGTTTACAGTATTAGAACGTGTGGGTCTAGAAAACTTAATCAAAGAACGTCAAATGATTCGTCAAGCCCGCGAGCAATATCAGGGCAAAGAGGCCAAGCCGTTAACACCAATGATGTTTGCAGGTATTATTGTCGAAGGCGGTATTGTTGGTTATGACAGCAACACATTAACAGGCGGATCTGGTGTTCGTTTATTAGGCATTGGTGCAAGCACACAATATCAAAGCGATACTGTTACAGTTAATTTAAGAACAGTAAGCGTTTCTACAGGCGAAGTGCTAACAAGCGTAACAGTAACAAAAACCGTGTTAAGTTACATGGACAAGTTTGGTGTGTTAAAGTTTGTAGACAGTGGAACACAAAGCGTTGAAGCTGAAACTGGTGCAAGCATTAACGAAAGTATCAACAAAGCAGTTAATTTAGCAGTACAAGCCGCTGTTGTTGGTACAATACACGAAGGTGCTCGCAAAGGACATTGGAGTTTTAAAGAAGATAAGCCTGCTGCCGAAGAAGTTAAAGGCGGGGCAACTGCACAATAAGTTTAAGAAAAACCGTGTGCATAGATCTTGCTTGTACAGTATGTAG